CTAAAGGATATGTTATCTTAGCACAAAACAGTAAGAATGGCAACTATCTAGACATGGCTTATGTGCTGGCTTTGACAATTAAAACAACACAGTCTAAGATAAAATCTGTTTCTCTAATAACAGACATAGTTGATGCAGTTCCTCATCATTATCGAGAAATTTTTGATCATGTTATAGAAATTCCATGGTTTGATGATGCTTTAAATTCGGACTGGAAGATAGAAAACAGATGGAAAATATATCACATTACTCCTTACGAAGAGACAGTTGTGCTAGATGCAGACATGTTGTTTTTAACAGATGTCAGCCATTGGTGGAAGTACCTAAGTAAGAACCACGAGATCTGTTTTGTTAATGCACCTGTTACTTATAGGAACGAGGTGATTACAGAGACATACTACAGAAAAACATTTGTTGATAACAGTCTTCCTAACTTTTACAGCGCATTTATGTATTTTAAGAAGTGTGAATTGTCTGAGCAATATTGGAAACTGGTAGAAATAATAGCTAAGAATTGGAAAGATTTTTATTCGACATATCTGCTGGAATCAAAACCTAAAAATTTCAGCATGGATGTTACGTTTGCTCTTGCTGCAAAAATTATGAACATAGAAACGCAGGCAGTTCCGCCCGATTACATCACTTTCGTTCATATGAAAGGTCGTTGCCAAAATTGGAAGTTAAATTCTGACGATTGGAAAAATTATGCAGCAGCTTATATTGATAAGAACGGAAATTTAAAAGTTGGTAATTACAAACAAACTGGTATATTTCATTATACGGAAAAAGAATTTGTTTCTGTAGCATATCATGTCTTTGAAGATCTCTATAAGGAGATATCAAAATGAACGATCTCGATCCTTTTGAAAGGTTAAAATTATTAGAATCTCAGACTTACAATAAGAGATATTTTTATTACGATCCTGTTAACGGAAATGTGGTGAAGATACATAATCATGTAGTAGACGATCCTTACCCATTTGTCGAGGTGTCGATAGAAGAGTTGCCAGATAACTTTTCTTCTTTAAACTTAGATGATTTTTCAGTTACAAAATACGGTGATAAGAACAGGGTAGTCATTAAGAAAGCTGAAGCAACTAAGATAGATGGTAGTATACCGACTTTATATGTTTCTTCCAAGAATTTGTTGGATCAAAAAGCAGATCTTCTGATAGAACAAAATAATCTAACCAAACAATTTGTTCTATCTTTATCAGAAGATGCGAAAGACTATTATCGAAGAAACGGGTCTTCTTTGAGTTTTATATTCTTCGTAACTCTTGAAAACGATCCTTCTATACTGTATACTTCCTTTACGGCTCCATTTTCGGAATTATTAGACAAAGAATCTGTAATTGTTCCTTTTGGAACATATGATGGGGCTAGAGCAAACTTATATACTGTAAGATTTTTCAACACATATTTGCACGTGGTATACGATGAAGATAAAAGTACATGAATTAGATGTCGTGTTTATCAGTTATGATGAACCTAACGCAGACAAGCATTATTCTACACTGTTGAGCATGCTGCCTTGGGCAAAACGGGTCCACGGCATAAAAGGAAGCGATGCGGCTCACAAAGCTGCGGCTAACTTGAGCGAAACTGATAGATTCATATCAGTTGATGCTGACAACATCGTAGACAAAGAGTTTTTCCTACAAGAGATAGAAATTACAGAAGAGAACAAGGATTTTGTTTTTTCCTGGAGCGGCAGAAATGCAGTTAACGGATTAGTTTATGGTAACGGAGGATTAAAGTGTTGGACTAAAGATTTTGTCCTCAATATGAAAACTCACGAAAATGCTGATCCTAACGACAGTGAAAATGTAGTAGAATTCTGTTTCGATCCAAGGTATTATCAGATAAATGAATGTTTTTCTACCAGCTATGTTAACGGGTCGCCATACCAGGCATGGCGGGCAGGTTTCCGAGAAGGTGTTAAGATGAGTCTTAACAGGGGAGCTAAGGCAGAAAATGTTAAAGAAGTTTGGTGGCAAAATTATCAGAGATTGTTGATCTGGTGCTCAGTGGGTGCAGATATTAAGAACGGTCTCTGGGCTATGTACGGTGCTCGACTTGGATGCTACATGAATGCCTGTACTGAATGGGATCATCATAATGTAAGAGACTTTGAATACTTGTCGCAATTATGGACCCAAGAATCGGAAACTGTTAATGAAGACAATTTGTTAGAAAAGATAAAGCATTTAGGCGATGAGCTTAGATCCACGTTAAGTTTAGAGATTGCAGAAATGGACGCTGACGCCAGTAAATTTTTCAAGCGTGTATATCATAACATGCCAAGAACATATAGAAGGTAACAATGACAGAGAAACAAGACAAGATATGTGCTGTTCCGTGGATGCACCTTAACTTTGAGCCAAACGGCAAGGTTGTTCCTTGCTGCTTAACTTCTGCTTACAATTATTTTGCAGGAGACCTCAACGATCAGACTATTGAGGAAATCTGGAACAGCGATAATATGAAGACTATTCGTAAACAGATGATGCAAGGCGAAGAGCCTAAGATCTGTAGCAAGTGTTTCGACAGAGAGCGCGTTACTGGTGAAAGCGGCAGAGTTTATCAGAATAGAGAATTTGCTCATGTACTAGAAAAGATCCCAGATATCACATTGCCCGACGGTACGGCAACTGAGATGAAACTGGAATACTGGGATTTTCGATTCAGCAACCTCTGTAACTTTAAATGCCGTAGCTGTGGTCCTCGCTATAGCTCTGCCTGGGTCCCAGACGCCAAGATGTTAGGCTGGATCTCCGAACAAGATAAAGTTTGGAACATCGATGGTGTAAATGACAAGACAAATTTTGACTTCCTCGAAGATCAAGTGCAGCATGTAAAGAAGATCTATTTCGCAGGCGGTGAGCCCTTGCTCATGCCCGAACATTGGAAGATCTTGGAGATGCTGGTAGAGAACAAGAGATTCGACGTCAAGATCAGCTATAATACCAACTGTTCTACTCTTACTTATGGCAAGAAGAATGTGCTAGACTATTGGAAACTGTGGGAATTTCCCAAGCTAGAAGTATGGCCCAGCATTGACGAGACATTCAAGCGTGCTGAACTGATACGCTCAGGTACAGTTTGGTCGAAGGTAGAAAACAATCTAAAAGAAATAGCAAAGTACGATAACATAATTATACGTCCAGGCATAACAGTTGGTGCGTGGAATGTGTTTAGATTACCTGAAATAATTGAATACTTCGCAGAAACTGGTATATTAAAGGAAAAATTAAAGTTTAAAAATTTCTTTATCAATCTGTTAGAGACTCCGCAACACTATCACGTTCACATACTTCCGGATGATTTTAAACAAGAGATCATAAAGAAGATTGACAATTTTGTGGAACGTCATAACGCCAAATACAAGACAGACATGGACCATCTGTTCACTCACATCAAACACGAACTCACCAAACCTCACTGCGAAAAGTCTGCTATCCAGTTCTTGGAAATCAGTGCAAAATTAGATCGTATAAGAGGTGAATTTATATTCGATGTGATCCCAGAGATGGAAATATTAAGAGAGATGTATCCAGGAAAATATATTGTATGAGTAAAAAAGTAGTCGTTCGATTCCTTGACGAAGACAACAATGTTCACAATTTGAAGTTTAAAATCTACGACAGCGGCCTCGCCGCTAGATGGGCAAATCTCATAACACTAAATCAGAAAAATAATAACTCGATCAGCTCTTTTTTCATGAATCAAACTGAAAAAGATCTTCATATGCTGATGATAGAGATGAATTGTATAAGTTCAGTTATCAATACTTCTTATGATAGATCTCTGCCTTACTTTGAAAATGAAACAGTTTTGGATCAGAGTATTTTGAATTTCCTGCACGAAGAATATGAGATTTATGGGGACAGGATAGAAGATTTAAAACAAACAAAAAAGTTTGATGAATCGGTACACAGTGGATTTCTTCGACTAAATGAAATAATTCATTCTTGTGAGTTAATATTAAAAAATAGCAAAAGAGATTTCTTTTCGATGTCTCTGCTCATCGATTATCATCCACAGACGTTGTTTGAGGCGATAACAGATGTAGACAAGCTTTATCTTCAAACATCTATCACTTGGGGAAAACTATACTTAGGATATAATACTTTAGGAAAAGACTGGTTAGAGGTATTTCATCACGATGACAGAGATGTAATCATTAGAGATCAAGTGAGACCGCAAAGAAAATTTTCAGCCGAAACCTGGTTTTCGTTTCATTGCGATACAGAAAATTTAAATTATATAACAAAATTTGAGAAATGGTACGATTCCTTACCCGACTGCTTAAAGACAAAAGTTCCTATAGAAAATTTCAATGAATTAACATTAGGAAGATTTGAGATTGGTTCGATCGTTATAAATGATTATTTTTTAAATTTTCATGATAAAGCAGAAGATTGGTTAATGCCTAACCATCCAATTAAAAATAAATGGAACAAAGAAGTGTTTTCTAAATTTAGAAAAACATTAGATATTGAAATCCAATAGTTAAAAAATATTTGACATCTAAAAATATCTTTAAGTACAATTATAACTGTCGAGATCGAAACATGTATGATATTTTTTTCGCCATCTATGATAATGAAGCTGCCAAAGCTCATATAAAGTCTAGATTTCCTCTAGCCAAGTTTTGCATCGTAGACGATAATAACTCTGTTCAAGATGCATTGTTTTCTGCGCAAAAAAGGTCGATGACCAAAATGTTTTGGTTTGTTAATCCAGATCAAGAAATAGTCGATGGCTTTAATTTTGATTACAAAGTTTCCGAGTGGGATCAGAAGTATGCTCATGTTTTTGTAGATAACACTGTCTTTCTAATACCCAAAGCATATTGCATTACAGAAAAAGAAGCAAGTTCTAGATTTTTTGTAAACAAAAAAGATGTCGATTTAAAAGTTTCCTATCCGAGACCTGTAGATATTTTCTTCGCTATCTATGACGTAGAAGAGACTAAGATTAGCGTGCTTGAAAGATTTCCAAACGCTAAGTTTTGTTATGTGAAAGAAAATACTAGCATAGGAGACTTGTTATATGATGCACAGAAAAATGCTCTCACCGAAATGTTTTGGTTTGTCGATTTCGATTATGAACTAAATGAAAACTTTGATCTAAATTATGATGTTCCTAAATGGGATCAACAATATGTCCACGTGTTTCAGGAACAAGTTACAAACACGTTTGCTGGGGCGTATTTGATACCTAAAGCCTATCGAATTGCTAAGAAAGAAGCCGAACATGTGTTTTTTATCAACAAAAAAGAAATATCTACCGTAGTGTGCGGTAAAAAACAAAATGACATCTTCTTCGCCATATACGATGTGGAAGAAACAAAGCAGGAAATACTATCAAGATATCCAACAGCTAAATTCTGCTACATAGATCAGGAACGAACCACACAACATGTCCTCTACGAAGCACAACAGAGATCATCTACGGAAATATTTTGGTTTGTTGATTTTAGCCATCAGTTAAATGAAGATTTTGATCTGAACTTTGATGTCCCCGATTGGGATCAAGAATACGTGCATGTGTTCACAGATAGCAATGCTTTTCTAATACCCAAGTTCTACCCCACTACGAAAAAAGAAGCAGATCATTTGTTCTTTGTGAACAAGAAAGAGATAGATACGAAGATTACTGATAAAAAACAAAATGACATCTTTTTTGCCATATACGATGTGAAAGAGGAACGTGATGAAATACTATCAAGGTACCCAACAGCTAAATTCTGCTACATAAATCAGGATCATTCTGTGCAACATGCTCTCTACGAAGCACAACAGAGATCATCTACAGAGATGTTTTGGTTTGTTCATGTTGATTATTATGTTACTGACGACTTTAATTTTAAATTAGATGTTCCTAACTGGGATCAAGAATATGTGCATGTTTTTAAAGACAGCACAGGAAATTATGGCGGAGTATTTTTAATACCTAAATTCTATCCCATTACAAAGAAAGAAGCTGATTATTTGTTCTTTGTGAACAAGAAGGAAATAGATGTTCACATCGTTTAAGAAACCGATGGATATTTTCTACATCGTCTATGATGTAGAAGAAATTAAAGATACTATAAGATCTAGATATCCTAGAGCAAAGTTCTGTTTTCTTGATCAGGATCGTACGATACAAGATGCTCTCTACGAAGCCCAATCTAGATCTACAACTAAGATGTTTTGGCTAGTCAATTTTAATTATGAACTGTTAGCCGATTGTAACTTAGATTACGAAGTTCCCGACTGGGATCAACAGTATGTTCATGTGTTTAAAAACCAGTCGGAAAAATATGAAGGTGTTTATATAATACCGAAACATTATCAGATTACTAAAAAAGAAGCCGAACATGTATTTTTCATCAATAAGAAAGAGATAGATTTAAAAATATCTAACACAAAGTCTACAGATATCTTCTTCGCCATATATGACGTAGAAGAAATCAAACAGGAAATATTATCAAAATATCCAACAGCTAAGTTCTGCTACATAGATCAAGACAAAACGATACAAGATGCTCTCTATGAAACACAACGTAGATCATCTACAGAGATGTTTTGGTTTGTCGATATCGAACACGAAGTTCACGAATCTTTTGATCTTGAATATCGAGTCCCTTTTTGGGATCAGCAATATGCTCATGTCTTCAAAGAAGAAAAAACAGACAAATATAAAGGTATATACTTAATACCTAAATTTTATCCTATTACAAAGAACGAAGCCGAACATGTATTTTTTGTCAACAAAAAAGAGATGGATATTGTTGCAGCTAAGCTATTAGAATATGAAAAATTTATTGTAACGACTTACGATGATTATCTCGACGCTAGAAAGAAAAGCAGAACAGAGATGTTTTATGTATTATTTTCTGATCTAACGGTAAGAGACGATTTTGAATTTAATCATAAGATAGACAAGGAATCTAGACATCTAAATTACGTGTTTAAAAATGGATCATTTTATGATGGAATTTTTCTAACTTCTAAACAGAGTAAGATTACAGAAAAAGAATTTAACAGTAGATTCGTTATTGAAAGATCAGAAATCGATGTTCCAGCAACTGACTTCGAAAACTTTGAAATTGTTAAATGTAACTCGTACGATGAATACCTAGAAAAGATAAAGACCGTAAAGACTAGCATGTTCTACATGGTAACAGATAATATAACTGTGGCAGAAGACTTCAAATTCGACTATCAAGTGCCTCGATGGAACCAAGATAAGGTACATGTCTTTAAGAACGGAAAGCATTTTGATGGAATCTGCCTCTTCCCAAAAGACAAAATCGTAACACAACGGGAATTCAATTTTAGATTCTTTGTTAACAAGATAGAAGTAGATATAAATGCTTCTAGACCAAAACTATTTGATATAGTTTTCATAAGCTATGCAGAACCTAATGCGGATGAGAATTACCAGTTATTAAAAGATAAATTTCCCAACGCTAAACGTATACACGGAGTTAAAGGAATACATAACGCACACAAAGAAGCAGCTAACATAGTCGAAACTCCTATGTTCTGGGTAGTAGACGGAGATGCACAGATAACAGACAATTTTTGTTTTGATTATCAAGTTCCAGTTTGGAGCTTCGACGTAGTTCATGTATGTAGAAGTGTAAATCCTATAAATGGTTTAGAATATGGATACGGTGGAGTGAAATTACTTCCGACCCTTTTAACTAGACATTTAGATACAACTACCGTAGACATGACTACAAGTATAAGTCCTAAATTCATGTTGTTGCCGATAGTCAGCAATATTTCTGCTTTCAATACGGATGAATTTAATACTTGGAAGAGTGCATTTAGAGAGTGCGTAAAACTTGCTAGTAAGATTATCACAGGTCAACGAGACGACGAGACTAACTATAGGCTCGATACATGGTGTAGCAAGGGCGGCGAAGAGATGTTCGGCAATGTTGCTATACGCGGTGCAGTCCTAGGCAAGGAATTTGGATTTAAGTATAAAAACGATACTGCTATGTTGGCAAAGATTAACGATTGGAGCTGGCTAGAAGAACAATTTAGGAATAGTGAAAGTTTGTAGATGGAAACACAGATCCTAGATAAAAAAGTTAAATTTGATGTAGCAGGATTTTTGATCGGTCTCGAAACAATTTATCCAGATGTCAAAATATTGAAGAAAGTTAGAATATTATTCCAATCGTTAAATGTAGATATCTCTCTAGAACATGATATTAACTTATACCATTTATCTGAATTAATTCAAGCAATCGATAAGATAGATGACCCATTTGTTAAAAATTTATTTAATGCGTTGCGAGATCATCCGAACCTGCCTTGGAATGATGCTCTTTCCAAAGGACAGTTGCTCTCAAAAATTTGGTTAACAAATGAACTAAAGAAATTAAATTTAGATTTAGGATGTGTTTTTGTTTGTGCAGGGTGGGTAGGAATATTGCCTGCATTAATGCTAAGAGAAAAGACATTACAATTTAAAAAAATTAGAAGTTTTGATATTGACCCGTTATGTGCAGGAGCAGCAGACAGTGTAAATAAGACTCCCTATGTTTTAGACAGTTGGAAATTTAAAGCATCTACTTGTGACATATTAGATATAAATTATAGGTTATTTCAATATGTAACTAAGCGGAATGACGGTAGCGAAGTGATTATAGAAGATTGTGCCGATACTATCATCAATACTTCTTGCGATCATATCGGAGAAATCGATAAGTGGTGGAGTCTTTTACCAGCAAATAAATTGATTGTTGTACAGAATAATAATTCAAACGACTTAGATAAAGATCATGTAAACACAGTTAGAGGTATAGAAGATTTAAAAAAACAATGTCCGATGCAAAAAATTCTATTCGAAGGTTCGATCCAATTACCTAAATTTGATAGATATATGTTGATAGGATACAAGTAAATGATAGAATCGTTGTCATTGAGAGAGCTACAGCTAGAGTCTGCTAGAGTGCTAAGCGTTATGCAAGCAACAAATCATAACATATCAAAATTCAATAAATTAGCACACCATAATAGTCAGGAGTGGTATAGATCGGTAATTAAATGGTATATAGAACAATATGGAGATCTGCCTAGTAAAATTGGTCCAGCAAAAGAAGTCGAGTTGATTTTTAAAAATGTATAAGATAGAAGACATACGGAAGATTCATCTAGAAATAACACAGAAGTGTCAAGCAAGTTGTCCGATGTGCGATAGGAATCAAAACGGAGGCATATTAAATCCTCACATAAACCTCGATGAGCTAACGTTAGAAGATTGTAAGAACATATTTGAACCCAAATTCATTAAACAACTATCCACGATGTACATGTGCGGCAATCTTGGAGATCCAATTATAGCGGAAGATACATTGGAAGTTTTTGATTATTTTAGAACACATAACGACAAGATATGGCTTAGCATGAACACTAACGCAGGAGCTAGAGATGAAAAATGGTGGAAAGAATTAGCCAAAGTATATGGAAAAAATGGTGCAGTGATTTTCAGCGTAGATGGATTAGAAGACACCAATCATGTGTATAGACAAGGCGTAAATTGGCAAATCGTTGATAGGTCAGTTAGATCTTTTATATCGGCAGGAGGTCGTGCCAGATGGGATTTTCTTATATTCGAGCATAATCAACATCAAGTAGACATAGCTAGACAGTTAAGTGAAGACATCGGCTTTGAAAAATTCGTTGCTAAAAAAACAGGCCGATTTATGACAGCAAACACTTATGCCAAAGAAAAACATCAAGCTGTAAATCGCAAAGGTGAAAAAACAGCAGAAATAAAAAAACCCGAAGAACAATATCAAAATGCAGCTTTAAAAAAGCAAGATGCAATTATTGCTAAGTATGGTAGCATGGATAACTATTATGATGCAGCTCCGATTATCTGCAAAGTGAAAGATGAAGGCAATCTCTTTATAACAGCAGAAGGATTAGCATTGCCCTGCTGTTGGACAGGTGGCAGAATGTACAAATGGTGGAATAAAGATCCTAAAATCGAACAAATATGGAAATTCATCGACGAAGCAGGTGGGAAAGATGCTATTTCTGCCAAGAAGCATGGGTTATCTCGCGTGTTTGATACTGGAATTTTTGATAATATAGCAGCTAGCTGGCAAAAAAATAGCATCCAAGAGGGTAAATTAAAAGTCTGTTCTATGAAATGCGGAGCAGAATTTGATCCATTCGCAGAACAATTTAGGTAAAAACATGTCAAAATCAGACAAAATATCTCCGACATTTTGTATACTTCCGTGGATACATCTCAGTACCAGACCAGACGGAAGCATGAGGGTCTGCTGTACTGCCAATGCCAGCAGTGTAGGTCCGACAAATGACAAAGTATATGGTGGCCAAGTGGGTGTTTTAAAAACTGAAGACGGTAAACCCAACAATTTAAACATCAGTGATTTCTTGTCTAGCTGGAATAGCACTTACATGAAAAATGTAAGGTTGCAGATGTTAAACGGTGAAAAGCCTCCCAGCTGCCTCAAATGCTTTAAAGAAGAAGCAGCTGGACATAACAGCAAACGCATGTGGGAAACTGCACATTGGAGCCAAAGAGTTGATGTCAATAAACTCATAGAGGAGACTGGCACAGACGGTAGCGTGCCTCCTAAGTTGACCTACATTGATCTAAGATTTGGAACCAAATGTCAGCTGGCTTGCATAATGTGTTCTCCCCATGACAGTTCGGGCTGGATCAAAGATTGGAAAGCTGTGTTCCCTCAGGTGCAGAATCCATCACTAAAGCAGAACATGCAATGGGAAAACAAAGGCAGTATAAACGGTAGCAGTTACAACTGGCACAAAAACAATCCAGTATTTTGGAAACAATTTTATGATCAGATACCACACATGCAGCAGATTTATTTTGCCGGCGGCGAAAGCCTTATCATAGAGGAACACTATCAGATATTAGAAGAATGTATCAAGCAGGGTTACGCTAAAAACATCGAGCTTCGATATAACTCCAACGCAGTCGAGTGGAGGAATGATATCTTTGACTTATGGAAAGAATTTAAAAAAGTTAAGTTCCATTACTCTATCGATGCATACGGAGAAAGAAATGATTATATCAGATATCCGTCAACGTGGAAACATCAGGAAGAAGTTTTTTGGAAACTAGATGATACTGGCGATAATGTTGAAGTGACCACAGCTACAACAATAATGGCTTTAAATGTAGCCTACATTCCAGAACTGGTCAAATGGAAAGTCAACCAAGGTTTTAAGAAGATCAATAGATGGCCGTATGGTGCCGGAGGCATCAACATGCACTTTGCTTATTGGCCCCCGCAGTTAAATGTTAAAATTTTACCTCAGCATATCAAACAACAGATAACTGAGTCTTATGAGAATGAATTTTATCCTTGGATAGAAGATAACTGGGAAAAGTTTACCGGAGTTAAAGAATTAGGCATAAACAAGGACGCATTTTTAGAAGCAGAATATGGCTTATCTAGATTTAAAGGCATAATACGCTTTATGAATTCTGAGGATTGGAGCACGAGAGTGCAGGAAACAAAAGAATATCTAACGCTAGTGAACAATGAAAGAAATTGGAGCGATAGGTTTTTAGACGTCTTTCCTATCTTTAATGATATAATGAACCCTTCGTAAATTTCATGCCGGTAAATAGATCTGAAAGACATGATATGAATCTAAACAAATCTACTTTCTGTATAGTGCCATTCGTCCAATTGAATACTAGAGGCAAAGGCGATGCTAGAGTCTGTTGCAGTATAGAGGGTATCGATTTAGGTATACCAAAAGATTTAACCTTAGAAGAAATAAATTCCGATACTTATACGAATAAAACAGAAGTGTTTAACTTGGCCAAAGATCCAATAACTGATTTATGGAATAGCAAATTCATGATGGATTTTAGGATGAAACTACTAAGAGGGGAAAAAATCTCCAATTGTTCGTTTTGTTATAGGATGGAAGAAAGCGGATTAGGAAGCAAACGCCAAGGAAAGAATAAAAAGTTTTTTGATAAAGTACATCCGTTCTTAGAAAATTACTATAAAAGCAACGGGTATGTCGATGTAATGCCCCAATGGTGGGAAATCAGACTAAGCACAAAATGCAATCTTAACTGTATCATGTGTAGTCCTAATTTAAGTAGCATGATGTTTAAAGAGTACTCCAAATGGGGGTCAAAGATGACACCACAGATGCAAGGCAGTTTAGAACTAGCAAAGCTAGGTGGTGACGAATACCTAAGCGAAAGTGAGTTTTTTAAATCACAAATTATTGATAATTTAAAAAATGTACTCTATATGGAATTTAGAGGAGGCGAAGTTTTTGCAGACAAGCACAGTGTTGATTTTATTCGCGAGATAGCAGACACAGAATTTGCAAGAAACATTACACTTGACATCAGTACAAATGCTACATTGATAGATGACGATATTGTTTCTTTATTAAACAAATTTAAAGGTGGGTTGTTACGGTTTAGCATTGATGCGTATAGAGAAAAAGACGAACTCATCCGTTACCATACAAAGTGGGATCATGTTGTAAGTAGTTTAGCTGTTAGTGAAAGATTGACCAGCGAGTGGACTATGGTTACTCAGACCTGCATACAGACGCTAAATTGTATCGGTATTGTCGACCTTCTTAGACATCTAGATCATTATTGTGAACAGTCTGGCAACACGCGACTTCATCTAGGATTTACCACAGTCAGAGGAAAAGAGTGGTTAAGACACGAGCTTGTTCCCTTAGAAGCAAGACAGCAAGAAGTATCAAATCTGAAAGAATTTATGGCAACAAGTTGGCTTTGCAATACTAGTCCAAACAAAGACAGAGAAGTGAAAGCAATACAAGGTCTAATCACTGCCCTGCAGAACAAACAAATCCATGATGAAAAATTAAAATCAAAGGCAAAAGAATATTATGATAAGTTAACAGAACTAAGAAATATAGACTATTGGAAGGTATTTACTCATTTGGATTTCTTAAAATGACCGTCGATTGGAAAGGTACTCCCCTTTGCCCTGTTCCGTGGATGAGTCAGAGTCTCCGCTCAAATGGAGACATAAGAGTTTGCTGTCAAGCACAGCACGGGCCTACGGGAGGAATACTAAAAGATGAAAATGGAAATGTTTACAATGCAAAAGACTCGGATCTAAAAAAAACAAGAAACAGTCCTTTATCAAAAGAAATTAGAAAAACCATGATGGAAGGCAATTGGCATCCTGAATGTATCAGATGTCAAACCGAAACCGCAGCAGGTATGCATTCTAGACAACATTATGAAAATATGATATGGATTGACAAGGGAATTTTTAGTTGGGAAGAATTACTAAAACATACTCAAGATGATGGAACTATTGATACAGATGAAATAGATTGTACATTCTATGATGTGAGATTTGGCAATCTCTGCTATCTTAAATGTAGGATGTGCGGCCCAACAGACAGCAGCCAGTGGTATGATGACCAAGGAAAGTTATGGGGTCCGCAGTATAAAGACAGCCACGGAATAGTCGATCTAATACCGAACAGTAAAGGAAAATACGTTCCTAAGAACGATGTTTATAACTGGCACGAAAGTGAAAGTTATTGGGGACAGATGGATATTCAAATACCTCAGATAACTAAACTTTATATTGTCGGTGGCGAACCGTTAATGATTGATCGGCATTATGAATTTCTACAAAAATGCGTCGATCTAGGCCAATCTTCTAAAATGTTAGTAGAGTACAATACGAATTTGACAAACATACCTGCTCGTGCTTGGAATATCTGGAAGCATTTTAAACAAGTCAACATTGGTGCCAGCATCGATGGTGTTGGTGATATTAATCATTACATGAGATATCCGTCAAACTTTGATCAAATACACAAAAATCTAATCAAATTAAGCCAAGCTGAAGGCAATTTCAAAGTGTGGATTGCTGCAACTATTAATGTTTTCAATGTGTTGCACTTTCCTGAATTTATGGAATGGGTGCTATTAAACAAGATTCCTAAAGTAAACGATGATGACTGGAAACCGGTAATAACACCTCACCCTCTACATGGACCGAAGTTTTATAATATAAGAATGCTTCCTGAGTTTGCTAAGAATGCAGTAAGAGAAAAATACGAACAATACAAACCGAGATTGATCGAGATAATCGACAACGGCAATTTTACAGAAGAAAGAAAAATTTCTAGTAAAAAATCAGTAGTTTCTCTTCTAGATCAATATGTTGATTACATGTATGCAAAAGACTTCAGTAGCGAGATACCTAGATTTTGGAAAGCGACAAGAAGGCTAGATGAAATACGAGGACACAGTATAGAAGATTATATACCAGAACTTTATAACCTTCTAAAAGACACGGAACCGAAATGAAATATCTAGAGTTAGGCCAGATAGAATCGATACAGATTGATCACACCAGTAGATGTAACTTGCTCTGTCCCCAGTGCGCTAGAGTTTACAAAGGATCAGTTAATCCAGAGATGCCAATCGGAGAATTGACTTTAGATGACTATAAAGCAATCTTTACCGAAACGTTGATAAAGAATGTGAAACTTATTACTCAATGCGGAAATTATGGCGATGTTATTGCTAGCAATAACATCTTAGAATGTTTGCGATGGCTTAGGCAACAGGGCAGCAATGCTTTTATTAATATCATGACAAACGGTAGTGCTAGAAACAAAGACTGGTGGATTGAACTAGCCGATATAATAGGTGATAGAGGCAAAGTTGTTTTTAGCATCGATGGACTAACTGACACTAACAGCATTTATAGGGTAAACAGTAATTTTGATAAAATCATAGAAAATGCCAAGACCTTTATTTCCGCCAACGGAAAAGCTAGATGGGACTTTTTGGTATTTTCACACAATGAACATCAAGTCGAAGAGGCTAAAAAACTTGCACAAGACTTGGGGTTCATAGAATTTAACGTTAAAAAAACAAACAGGTTCGTTAACGAAAAAAATTATCAAGGTTGGGTAAAGACAAAACTTGTTGACACTGTGAAAACTAAGAAATCAGAATATTCTATACAGGCTCCTACTCAAAAATATCAAGCTGCTAGCAGCTTACAATTTGATCAGATTGTAAAAGAGTTTGGGAGTTGGAACAACTATATTGATAAGACTTCTATTAACTGTAAGTTTAGAAATCAAAAATCCATATTTATAGATTTTGAAGCTAGGTTATGGCCATGTACATGGACAGCTAGCGGAATGTATCATTACGGCGTGAATACACAAAAAGAGCAACTTCGGCAGTTGCTAGATCACTACGGATACAATTTTAATTCTGTTCGGCATCATAGTTTAGAACAGATACTAAATCATGAATGGTTAAATAGCAAATTAGTCGAAAGCTGGGAATTAAAAATAGATTCGAAACCTGTTCCAAAACTTATGTGCTGTGGTCGAACATGCGGCGGCATTTACGATTTTAGCAGTTCAAGTGATAAAAACAGAGAAAGGACCGTATTTGATGGAAAATATTAAGATTTTAAAAAACACACCGTCGAACGTATTAGCTGCGTTTAATGATTTATATAATTCTAAATTTAAACGCAAAAGACCTCAGGATAGATGGTCAGATTTCCATGCAGCTTCAATAATAGAGTATGAAGATGTTAAATTATTAAATCAATTGCTTCCTTTACCTGCACATTGTATCGAACTGTATTTTGTTACAGGAATGATAACTCCGCATATTGACCGAGGAAGAAAAACTGCTCTTCAGATTCCAATGCAAGTAGATACCAATAATTCTTTCACATATTCAGTTCGTGGAAGAGATTTAACAAAATTGTTTCCGGCTCGCTCTAAGTTTCCTTCGAGAAACTCTGTATCTAAAAATATAGATATAGTTAACGATCCAACCCATTGGTTTTACAAATGGGATGAGTCTTTATTTGACAAATATAATCTTGAATTTCCTATTCTGCAGAATGTATCTTTACCGCACGGTGGTGCCAATTATTCTCGAGATTATAGAATATTTTTTTCCGTTTCATACAAGATAGATTACAATGAAGTTTGTTCTAAATTTTCATCGTGGGTATAATATAACATCAAAAATACAATTAAAATTGTAGACTGAAAGGAGTGTGTTAAATGCGCTTGTTAATGGCCGGCAATGAAAATTATGGATTGGCAAAATCTATTAAAAAACTATACTCTAATACAGTTAGTCTTAGTAGAACCTCAGATTATAATTTAAACAAACTAGAAACAAGACAACAAGTAGCAGAAATGAGTTTAAATTTTGATGTTTTTCTTATAGTAAGCGCATTGGGAGATTTTAATCAAACTCAGCTACTTAAAGAAACAATCTTTAAATGGCAAGAAAAGAATCATACGGGTTATATTATCGCAATAGGATCTAGTGCAGATACACCAGTAAAGGGCACATCTTGGATATATCCAGTTGAAAAGAAAGCTCTAAGAGCGTACTGTAGACAGTTAAGCCAGATAGTAGCAAGCGAATCGCCTCCTGCCTGGAAGATTACATACCTCAGCCCCGGCAATCTCAATACTCCTCGACAAGAAGAAAAATTACCGAATGTACCTAAATTAGACTGTGAGTATGTCGCTAAAATTATTGGGTGGTTAATTT